TGCGGGTGATACGTTCTTATCAGCGTTCACCACTGCATACTTGTCTACGAGGGAGATGGAGACATCTATTGAGTTCGCTAACTTATGTTCATCTGTCTCTGTAACTAAACTAGGCTGTTATGCCATAACCTTGGAGGATATTTATGACTGTATTGAAGAGTAAACCCTCTTTCCATAAAAAGGGATGGGGTCATGAATTATGGATTTGCAATAGTGAAAAGTATTGCGGAAAGCTGTTATTTTTTAAGAAGGGTAAAAAGTGCTCATATCACTACCATAAATTAAAGGATGAAGTCTTCTACCTTCAGTCCGGAAAGATAATTGTTAGGTGGAATATAGATTCTGACGAATTCAAGGGAGACGAGCCGTACCATAGATTGATTTTACGTCCTGGAAACACATTTCACGTCAAGCCAGGAATGAGACATCAAATGGAGGCATTAGAGGATTCAGAGTTATTTGAATTCTCAACCCAACATTTTGAAGAAGATAGCTATAGAGTAATAAAAGGAGATTAATGTGCCGAATTATAACTACTACTGTAAGAGATGTGATGTAAACCATACGCAGCTTCGTAAGTATGAAGAAAGAGATAAATTTTCTACTTGTCCTGAGTGTGGGAGACAAAAGTGTCCGATGACATACGACATTTCAAAGTCGAAGGGTTCTACGGGTGTGCTTATTAAAGGCGGTGGTACTCCTAAGTATTATGGGAATGAGGGCTCTCTCAGGTCCGTTCATAATCAGTTTCTAAGGGAGAGTATTGAGGACACCAAAGAAGCCGTGAGTGGTAAGACTGGCGTGAGTCCATACTCTAAGATGGATATAGACCATGAGTACTGGGAACAGAAAGGAGTAGCGAAGAAACAAAATGATAACGAGGAAACGATAGCTAACGCAAAGCGACAGAAAATTGTGGCAGAAGCGACGCAGAAATCGATGACTAAAAAAGAACAACAAGATATGAAAGAACGGCACGGAGTAAAGGATGTTAAAAAAATCAAAACTAAAAATTCTAAATAAATCAGATAACCCAAACCCAAGCTATAAAACAGAAGGTGCTGCCGGTTTCGATATTGCAGCGAGTGAGGATATTACTATCACAGCCTGCTCCGCAGGGCTTGTCCCAACAGGACTTCACTTTATTGTAGAGCCAGGGTACGAAGCTCAACTTAGGCTTAGAAGCTCTCTATATGCGTCTGGAGCGATAATGCCAAATGCTCCAGGTACGATAGATTCCGATTATCGCGGAGAAATAAAAATTCCTATAAGAAATGTTAAACCTTATCAAAATATCCACTTTAATAAAGGTGATAGAATTGCCCAAGTTGTAATACAACGCATTCCCTGGGTCGACTTAGAATTTGTGGATGAAGATACCTTCAACACTTCTGAGTTTGAAACTACTCGGGGTACTGGGGGATTCGGTTCAACAGGAGTTTAACGGTGACAAAAGAAACGTACGAGTTTGCGGAGAATATTCAAAGAGGTATTCTCTACCTTATTAAATCTGATTTGGGGTTTTTACTTCAAGTTTTGCCTATGGTGAGACCTGAGTATTTTGAGTACCCTTCACATCAGAAGATGTATACCATTATCTCGGAATACCATAATAAGTATAAGAAACTCCCTTCTGATGATGTTGTATTAGAGGAGGCTAAGCGAATTAAGTCGTCGAATGAACTATTTTCTGATTATAAAGAAGAAATGGTTCAAATCAATAACATTGATGAAACCGCTCTAGCTAATTGTGAGTATTACCTAGACCTAGTAGAAGAGTTCGCTAAATCAGCTGCCTTAAAGGAAGCTATTTTAGAATCTGTTGATTTAATCAAATCCAAGAAATTTGGGCAGATTGAAGAAAAGATTCGGGAGGCTATTACAGTTAATCGAAATGTTGAACTTGGTTCCAACTACTTTGAAGGTATTGAGGAGCGATGGAAGAGGTTGACGGATGAGAAGACTACCCCCCGGTTTAAAACTCCCTTTCCTTCGGTTAACTCTTCCTTAGAGGGAGGGTTGAATGCGAAAGAATTGGCGATGGTGGTAGCACCTCCGGGTGTCGGAAAGTCTATGTTTTTAGCAAACCAAGCCGTGTCCTCTAGCTTGGATGGGCATAAGGTATTATACATTTCGTTAGAGATGTCGGAGGACAAAGTTGCTCAAAGACTGGATAGTATTTTTACTCGTATTCGGCAGTCGGACCTTAGCGCTAAAACTGAGCTCTTGTCAGAACGCTTGGACATGCTATCCACGATGCACAAAGTAGGCAAGATTTGGATTAAAGAATTCCCTACAAAAAGAGCAAGTGTTAACTCTGTTAGAGCTTATTTGAATCAATTGCGAAACTACGAGGAGTTTGTTCCTGATGTTATTGTAATTGATTACTTAGAGTTAATGACAGGAGACACAAGTATGCCAGAGTATCAACTGCAGGAGCGGTTAGCTCAAGAACTTCGTGGTTTGGCTACGGAGTACGACCTTCTAGTTTGGACTGCAACACAAACCAACCGAGAAGGCAAAAAAGTACCTATCATTACTGATGCTGAGTTAGCAGACTCTTACGGAAAGATGAGAGTGTGTGATTTGGTATTCAGTATAAATCAGACTGAAAATGAATTTGACGAAGGGAAAGCCCGACTTTATGTAATGAAATCTAGAAATGGAAAAGGTCGTTTTATTGTGCCAGTCAAAGTTGATTACAGTAAACTAACTATAACACAAACTGATGCCAGCGCGTAAAACTAAAATACCTAACCACCCAAAAATTCTTCATGCAGGTTTTAAAAAATTTAACATTGTAGTGGAATCTTTAAAGAAAGATAAACTCTATGGATGTGTGGAATTTGAGAAGCACAAGATAACCATAGACCCTAATCAAAGTTTAGTAGATTATAAAGGAACTTTATTGCACGAAATTCTTCATGTGTACTATGATATGTTTGGGCTTGGTGATGATGATGAGATGCCAACAATTGGCAATGAATATTTAACTCATGTTACCACGTCTATTATGCAATTAATGAACGGGTTGAATCCGGAACTATTTGCATTCTTATTTTCGGAGAATGAGGATGAATGATATCGAACAAGTTTACAATACACTCCCATCAACTTACTTACAGTTGACGAAGGATTACATTGATATTACAGAGAGCAACGTGGAAGGGCGCTTACTTAAGCATACTTCTGTATTTGCTTTCTTCGGTGCAGTGTTAGCTCACGCTAAAAAACAGCAGGACAAGCTAGCACACGCGCTTGAAATGGAAGAAGCGAAGCATAAAGAGCTTCGTCGAAGTGAGTTTCTGCAGCAAGGTAAAAAAGCAACAGAAGCAAGCTTAAACGGGTACGTTTACACCGTACGAGAAATTAACGAACTTCGAGACAAAAGTTTTGACGTTCAACATAAATATAATTTAGCAAAGAATCTTATGTCTGCGCTCGACCATCAAAAAGACATGCTAGTTCAGATGTCTGCGAATCGACGAGCAGAGGCTAAGATGATAACAGATTTAAATTAAAGGATTAAAAAAATGGTAAACATTGAAGATTTAAGAAAAAAATACGAACAAATTAATAGGAAGCCCGGAGAAGGGTTCTCCGATAAGTTTTACAAGTTTGAAGATGGACCCCAGATGGTGCGTGTTCTCCCTTGGAAGGATGACGAGCTCCCCTTTTATAAGGAGAGTGCGATTCACCGAATTGATGATAAGAACCATCATTGCCCAAAGGTATTGAAAGGTGACCCATGCCCAATGTGTGATTTTGTGTCCACTTTGTATAACGCGGGGGATGACAACAGCGTATCCCTTGCTCGCCAGTTAAAGGCAGGTAAGCGGTTCTACATGAATGTGGTAGACCGTAACGATAGTAAGGTAAAAATTATGTCGGTGGGAGTAAAGTTGTTTTCCAAGATTTTGGACAGCTTCTTTGACGAAGACTACGGGGATATCACAGATATTGCTAAAGGGCATGACTATAAAGTAGTCCGAGACCGTTCTGGGCAATGGCCTACGTACGACAAATCGGCTCCGCGACCTGCGAAATCCGAAGCGGGAACTGACTCTGAAATCTCTGCTTGGTTAGACGAACGTCATGATATTCATGGGTTTATCGAAGCCGCTGAGTACGAGACTTTGAAGGAGATGGTTATGAACGTCCAAGGAAGTGCTATGGAACACCGTACCGACACTGGCTCTACGCCAACAACTACGGACGATAGTGACATGGATTACTTGAAACACTTAAATAACCTAAAGAGTTAATTTGGGCGTTAAGGAAAAACTTAAGATACTTGCAGTCCCCGCTAATACCGGGGGCTGCGCGTATTATCGTATTATTATGCCGATGGAAAAATTGGCTGAGAAATATCCTGATGAGGTTGAAGTTAGGTTTAATGAAAATCCCCTTGGCGTGAATAAAGAAAAGGGTGGGATACTGGA